GTTCGAGCCAGTTCCCTAAAAGGGAACAATAACATCACTCTAGCCCAAGGAAAAATATGAACGCAGGAATTGAAATTTTAATCAAACGAATGGAAACTAACCCCGAGGAATTTTTAGATCACCCCGAGATAGATACGTTTAGTCATTGGCATACGATTGTACGAGAATTTGAAGGCGCATTTACAAAAGAAGATTTAGATGCTTATAACGAAGCACGTAGACAAATGCTTGAAAAACAATTTACCGAAACAGTATTATCAATGCTTACAGAAGGGAAGGATAGACTCCCAAAGCAACACTTCATAACAAGACCCAGCGGTACTCTTTCGGGTGGTCAGACCCAAGGGGGGTATTCAATTCATAAAATTAATAACCAAACATACACTCAAGCAGATCTAACTTCGCATTTGTTAGCTATTCAAAACAATGCGCTTAGACAAACTGATTTCAAACACACAGTACAGACGAAGGACACACTATGGAACAAGATCAAAAACTTATTGAGCAAATGAACGATGGCATTGCAATAGTATTGCAACGCATGGAGACACATCCCGAAGAATTTTTTGGCACAGAAGACAAATGGAAGTTTATCTTTAAAGATTACTTTAGAGACTCAATGACCGAAACCGAAAAGGGTTTGATGTTTGACAAGATGAAGAAATTACGTCGTGCTGAGTTTACTACGCTAGTAATGAAAACAATGGTGGAAGACTAATGCAAATAATTACAATCGACTTTGAGACTTATTACTCGCAAGAGTTTAGTCTCTCCAAGATGACGACAGAGGAATACGTTCGTGATGAGCGTTTCCAAGTTATTGGGTTTGCGTATCAGATAGATGATACTGAGCCACGTTGGGTGACTGGAACAACTGAGCATATTAAAGCGCAACTCGAAGCCCTGCCTTGGAAGGACTCGTATGCCTTAGCACACAATGCTGTGTTTGACGGTGCAATCATGTCGTTTATTTTTGGCATCAAACCTAAGATGTGGCTTGATACACTTAGTATGGCAAGGGCAACCGATGGCTTAGAGGCAGGAAACTCGCTTGCTAAACTTGCTCAACGCTATGAGCTAGGTGTCAAAGGCACGGAAGTTGTACAAGCACTCGGCTATCGTCGTGAGAACTTTAATCCTGCGGAACTTGAAGCCTACGGAAAATACTGTTGCAACGACGTCACTCTAACCTTTGACTTGTTTAATATATTGATTCAAAGGTTTTCTAAATCAGAATTGCAACTGATTGATCTGACTATTAGAATGTTTACTGAACCTGTACTTAGACTCAACACGCCTGTACTGGAACAACATTTAATTAAAGTTAAAGCTCGGAAAGAAAAGTTACTTGAAGCTTGCGTATCAGATAAAGATACGTTGATGAGTAACCCAAAATTAGCTGAACTGCTTGAAGGACTTGGTGTTGAGATACCAATGAAGACCAGCCCTGCTACTGGAAAGGAAACGTATGCCTTCGCAAAAAACGACGACGGGTTTAAAGCCCTTGCAGAACACCCTGACGAAAGAGTACAAGCGATTGTTGCAGCAAGATTGGGAACAAAATCAACTCTTGAAGAAACAAGAACAGAAAGATTTATCTCTATCTCATTTCGAGGTGCGATGCCTGTCCCACTACGATACTACGCCGCACATACAGGACGTTGGGGAGGGGATGATAAACTCAACCTTCAAAATTTACCGAGACAATCACCTATTAAATCAGCAATTACGGCGCCTAATGGATTCAAGCTTATTGATGCCGACTCGTCGCAAATCGAAGCAAGAACCTTAGCATGGCTTGCAGGGCAGAATGACTTAGTTGAAGCATTTGAAAAGGGCGAAGATGTATACAAGATTATGGCATCGGCTATCTACGGCAAGGCTAGTGAAGAAATTACGAAGGATGAGAGGTTTGTGGGTAAGACGACCATCCTTGGTGCAGGCTACGGAATGGGGGCAGAAAAGTTTGCGCTTCAGCTTAAAACTTTTGGTGTTGAAATTGAGGTTGCGGAAGCAAAGCGAATCATCGATACGTATCGCAGCACATACCCACATATTGTTTCACTATGGAAAGAAGCCAATAAATCGTTGGACGCATTGCGGTCATCGCAAACTACAACGGTTGGAGTACAACCCCAAGCGCTCTATATAACAGAGAATGGGTTTGTTCTACCAAGTGGGCTGTTCCTCAATTATCCTGATCTACAAAAAGATGACGAGAACCAATACAGTTATCACTCACGCCGTGGTCGCATTAAGATATACGGCGGTAAAGTAGTTGAGAATATTTGTCAGGCTCTTGCTCGTTGCGTGATCGGTGAGCAAATGCTACGTATATCTAAGAAGTACAAAGTTGCTTTGACTGTACATGATGCGGTTATGGTAGTTGTACCTGAAGCTGAAGCTGAGGAAGCACAGAAGTACGTTGAAGAATGTATGCGTTGGAGACCTGAATGGGCTAAGACATTACCACTCAACTGCGAGTCAGGTATCGGAGACAACTATGCAGAATGTTAAGTGGTCTTATTCCTCATTAACTTTGTTTCAACAATGCCCACGCAAGTATTTCCATTTGCGTGTACTCAAAGATGTAGTTGAGCCTGAGTCACCTGCCATGCTATACGGTACGCAAGTACACGAAGCTGCTGAACTATATGTCAAAGATGGAACGAAGATACCGGAGAAGTTTGCATTCATTAAGCCAGTATTGGATACTCTTATTGCTACACCTGGTACAAAGCTTTGTGAATACAAGATGGGTTTAACAAAGGATAAAGAACCATGTGACTTCTTTGCTGAAGATGTTTGGTTCAGAGGTGTTGCAGATTTGCTTATATTAAATGGCAGTACGGCTTATGTTGTAGATTACAAGACAGGCAAGAGCGCACAGTACGCTGATAAGAAACAGTTAGAGTTAATGGCGCTGGCTGTATTTAAACATTTCCCTGTTATAGAAAGAGTAAAAGCGGGGCTAGTGTTCCTCGTATCCGAGGAGTTTGTGAGGGAGCAGTACAACGTAGACATACAGGATGAGCGTTGGGCTATGTGGGATAGTGAAATTAAGCGTATCGAGGATGCAATGGAAAACGATACGTGGAACCCGAAGCAGAACTTTACTTGCAAGAAGTTTTGCCTAATTGAACATTGTGAACATAACGGAAAAGGAACTTATAGATGAGTAACGTACCAAATCAAATTGTAAATTTACAAAAGATACAAGATGAAGCTGATAAACATGAAGCGTTTGTCGCTGAACAATACCAAGAAGCAATTATCAGTAACGAAGGGCTTGATGCAGGTCTAACAGTTGAAGGTCAACTTGAACGTAGATTTAAAGAATTGTTTATGCGTGTGTATAGCACACATATATACCCCGAGATACACAGAGCCGTTAACACAGAAGTTGCTGACGCTGCAATGAGACTTGGCAGACAACTTGGCACAATAAACAACGTACCAAAAAAATAATGATTACAGATCAAGACAAAGAATACTTACGACATCTATATGCAATGTTTGTGCTAAATGGGTTGTTGTCAAGACTTAATCCTGATGAAGTACATACAGATAAAGTATGGCAATTTGTAGATGAAATAATCGAAACAAGCGAACCAAAACAAGCAGGCATTGCATCAATAAAAAGGAAAAAGAAAAATGAGACCAACACCATATGACACAGGCAAAGTAAAGATCGGTATCTACTATGAGCCGAAGGTTAACTACTACAACCCCGATCAAGACTGGGTGCAAAAAGCATTGCTTGGTGTAGAGACATCGTGGACAACCGACATCGTAGTAATAACGGCTATGTATGCGGTGCTGATCTATGCGTTTATGGGACTAATGACTAGGGGGTACTATGAATAAAGAAGTAACACAAGAGCAGGGTGAGCAGGGTGAGCAGTTAGCAAGACTTGGATGGCAAGAAATTGATTGTCCAATTTGTGGAGGTGGCGCAAGAGCGTTTCCAAAGCAAGAGCAGAGTGAGCCTGTGGGTAAGTTTGCAAAGTTTACCGATGGCATTTGGCGAGAAGTCACAGACGGGTCTGCTGGAGTGCCTCTCTATACTCATTCTAAAGAATGGGTAGGGTTAACTGATGAAGATGATATTGATTGGGAAGAAGGCGACAGTTTAAAAGATTTGTTTAAAGCAATAGAGTCTAAGTTGAAGGAGAAAAACACATGACACCCGCAGAATTACTTCACAAAGATGCGGCAGGGTATGCAACCAACCGCAAACTTGCTTACATCGGGCTGATGAATAAAAAAGAAGTTGATCATATGACTGAAGATGCTCTTAATGGGATATGGCTTGCTCACTATGAAGGCTACAGGGAGGGTTATTGGGTTGCCACTGGTGATGTTAAATTTTCAACCGACCCCGCTAAATTAAAGAATAAGAACATATGATTACATTTACATACGGACAAATTTTTTTAATCATTGGGTTAAGCATTGTTGATGGCGTTTTGCTTGGTTTTATTTTGACCACGCATTTTATTAGCAAAGAAAGAAAAGCTAAATTAAAGGATAAGAACACATGAATGATGTACTGGATGCGTTGATACTTATAGCAGTACTTGGGCTGGGTGCAGTATGGATTACCGCTGTATTTTGCTATGTGTTATTTATACTGGGGGTGTATGATGACTAATGAAGAAATACTTGAGAGGGTTAGACAAGCACAAGTTCACGAAGAACTATGTGATGAGGAGTTTGCCAAACTGATAGCAGAAAAAGAACGTGAGGAGTGTGCAAAGATATGTGAAGAATCTGAGTATCCTGATGGAATTGATTTAGCTTATTTAATTCGAGCAAGGGGACAAGAATGAGCGATGGTGGAAAAGGGTCTAAGCAAAGACCAACAGATCATAATAAGTTTGCAAGTAATTTTGATTTAATTTTTAGGAGTAAACCGATGGACGAAGAAACAAGAGAGATTGACCTACAACTTGGCGATGCGCTATCAGAATTATCTTTGTATAAAGATGCAGTAAATGAAGCTACTGTTATATGCGAAAACGTAGATCATGGACGATATGGCGATGCACTTGTACATGTACAAAAATTCTATGCTAAATTAGAAACTATACGCCAGTACAGAGCCAAATACGTTGACATGGATGGTAGATGCTGATGATTGAGAAGATTAATACGTTTGAGAGTAGGCGTGGAGAAGAACGCGGCACTTTAAAAACAATCCATAGAATAATTTATCGTTGCTCAGTCTGCGGAAAAATGTTTGGCTTAAAAGAAGAAGCCGAAGTTCATAAACATAACGAAATAAGCGAAGGAGACAAATGAAATGCCCGAAATGCGACCATACGAAATCGATGGTAGTGGAGTCAAGGAAATCTCCCGACCAAGAGAACTTAAGGAAACGATACTGCCTGAAATGCTATGCAACATTTCTGACAAAGGAAATACTGCACGAAGGAAAACTAAGCCGAGCAGACAAGATACAGACACGCAACAACAATGGCCTTTTCCAACCACGCTTTTAACAAAGATAGGCAAGCCATTAAAGTTTAACCCAAGTAACCATGAGGAGGCAACATTTTGAACGTAGATGAAAAACAAGTGGGCGGCACACACTATAAAGATATGTCAATACAACCTTGGACTGTAATGGAAGCAGTACTTTCTATAGAGGAATTTAGAGGGTTTTTAAAAGGAAACATAATTAAGTACTCTATGCGCCAAGGACGTAAGGATAGTGACGATGGCGGCAAAGCTTTGCATTATCTGCAAAAGTTGAAAGCTATGGAGGAAAAAGATACAATGTTCTAAAGGAGAACACTATGCCATACGTTAACAAACCAAGACCGTACAAAAAAGAATACGAACAACAAAAGGCTCGTAATGAACAACCAAAACGCAACGCTAGGGCAAGAGCAAGATATAAGCTTGATAGTGAAGGGGTGGACAGGACAGGCAAGGACATCGACCATTCCATACCATTATCAAAAGGCGGCACTAACGCACCCTCAAATCTCAAGCTTAAGTCCCCAAGTGCAAACCGCAGTTTCTCCCGTAATTCAGACCACACGGTCAAAGTCAACAAACCCAAGCGAAAGTAATTTTGCGATTACGCTTCGGATGTTCTTTGAAAAGAATGGATGGGAATTTAGGGAAGAATATGAAATTAAAAAGTCTGGTAAACGCATAGACTTTTGTGTTAAAGCTCCGTATCAAGGCGGTCATATATTCTTTGGGGTTGAATGCAAGCGGGACCTCAATGATGCAACCAATGCTACAGTATTAGCCGATCACTTTGAGCAAGCCGTAGCATATTCCCGTTCTCTTAATATGCCAGTGTTTCTTGCACCGGTCATGACCCAATATACCCAGAGTAGTTTATACGCAGGTGGACATAAGCTTCGTGCTATGTCAGCATTATCTGTATTCGGCGGTAGGTGTAACGTAGGTTTATTGGCAATTAATAGAAGCGTATGGCAAAACAAAGTTAGCGTAAACACCTATATGATTTTACGTGGCGGTTCGTTTTGGAACGAACGAGACGGATTTAACCCACAGAGAATGCAGATGGTCACATCTACAGGCTCATCAAAAGACAGAGAAGATATAAAGATATGGCGGTAGTACAAAGATATACATGGCCTGGCGTACACCCACCGATGGCACATCAGAAAACAACGGCAGATTTCTTATCAACTAATCCACGTGCGTTTTGTTTTAATGAACAAGGCACAGGCAAAACAGCATCAGCTATCTGGGCATCAGACTTTTTGCTACTAACAAAACAAATAAGACGAGTTCTTATTATTTGCCCACTATCCATTATGGATTCAGCTTGGAGAGCAGATTTGTTTAAATTTGCTATACACCGCAAAGCTAGTATTGCATACGGCACAAGAACAAAACGTCAAACAATTATTAATAGTGATGCCGAATACGTCATTATTAATTACGATGGTATTGAGATTGTTGCTAGTGAAATCAAAGAGGGTAACTTTGATTTAATCATAATAGATGAGGCTAACGCATATAAAAATCCGCAAACCAAACGTTGGAAAACTCTTAATCAAATCATAACGCCTGATACTTGGCTATGGCTTATGACGGGAACACCTGCTGCTCAGAGTCCAACCGATGCGTTTGGATTAGCTAAACTTTGTGTACCACATAAAGTACCTCGGTTCTTTGGGTCGTTTAGAGATATGACCATGAGGAATATTAGCAAGTTCAAATGGATACCGAAGCCGGAAGCTAACGACATAGTATTCAATGCGCTTCAACCCGCTATTCGGTTTACTAAAGAAGAATGTTTAGACCTTCCTGATGTTACGCATGTATTTAGAGATGCGCCACTTACTGCCCAGCAACAGAAGTACTATTCTATTTTAAAGAAGCAGATGTTAATAACCGCCGCGGGCGAGGACATATCAGGCGCAACTGCGGCAGTAAATATGAATAAGCTATTGCAAATATCAGGCGGTGCAGTATATTCCGATACAGGCGAAATAATTGAGTTTGATGTTAGCAACAGGCTTAGCGTAATTGAAGAAGTCATTAACGAAGCTAGTCATAAAGTATTGATCTTTGTGCCATTCACTCACACCATTAAATTATTATCCGACCATTTAACTCGGGTAGGAATATCAAACGAAATTATTAACGGTGATGTTCCAGTCGGTCAAAGGACTACAATATTCAAACAATTCCAAGAACAAGACAACCCAAGAGTATTAGTTATACAACCGCAAGCTGCGGCACACGGGGTTACACTTACAGCTGCTAACGTTATCGTGTGGTATTCTCCAGTCTCCTCAACCGAAACCTATCTACAAGCTAACGCACGTATTAATAGGAAAGGTCAAAAGAACTCTATGACTATAGTACATATTAAAGGTAGTTCGATAGAGGAGCGTATGTATAACCTGCTTCAATCTAAGCTTGATGTACATACAAAGCTAATAGATTTATATAAAAATGAATTAGAAGATACTTGACTTAGTAAAGTTTTAGTGTACAATACTATCTCTCGTTAACAATAATATAAAGGAAAAGCAAATGGACGGAACACCATCTGTCGATAAACTTGTCGACGTTTACATAAAGATTCGTGACGCTAAGGACGCAGCTAAGAGAGCATACGAAGAAAAGAATGCTGAACTTACTGAGCAAATGGACATCATAGAATCTGAAATCCTAGAGGTATGCAAAGCTACCGGTGCGGATAGTATTAAGACTCCACACGGTCTTGCTATGCGCTCTGTTAAAACTAGATACTGGACTAATGACTGGGATAAGTTCTATCAGTTTATGATGGACTATAAAGCACCCGAACTATTAGAAAGGCGTATACACCAAACAAATATTAAACAATTTTTAGTCGATAACCCCGAAGTGTTGCCGCAAGGACTCAATGTGGACAACGCATATTCCATCACCGTAAGGAGAAGTAAATGAGTAAATTAGCCCTGTTCGAAAACAACCTGCCCGCATACTTAAAGAATGTTGAACTTGACGATGTAACAAAAGCATTGTCTGGTGGTGGTAATAAAATTAAACGCATTGCCCTTGGTAATAACAAGTTCATACTTAAAGTTGGTGGCGTTGAAATATCTAAGAGCGCAAATGAAAAGATGAATGTTGTAGTTGTTAATGCTGCTAAAGATGTATCACGTACATTCTATGCTGCAGCATACGACCCAAGCGCAGAAGCAACTCCACCCGATTGCTGGTCACCTGATGGACGTACTCCCGATGCTTCTATTGAGAAACCACAATGCGCCACTTGCGATAACTGCCCACAAAACATTGAAGGTTCTGGACAAGGTAAGAGCAAAGCTTGTAGATTTAGCCGTCGTATCGCAGTTGTTCTTGCAAGCGATATTGGTGGTGATGTGTATCAAATGGAGTTAAAGTCTAAGTCATTCTTTTACAGCAAGAAAGAGCCAGGCGATTTAGATCACATGCCGTTTGATCAGTACGCAAACTACGTCGGTTCACAAGGTTACAACCTTAATAATCTAGTAACTGAAATGCGCTTTGACGATGACTCAACGGTTGGCAAGTTATTCTTCCGTCCTATTGAGTTCTTATCTGAAGAACAATGGGAAATTGCTAAGAAGCAAAAAGAAACTCCTGCAGCTAAGTCAGCAATTACTATGACTGTTGCACAAATTGATGGGGTTAAAAAGTTAGCTGCGCCTGAGCTTCCAAAACTTGAGTCTGTTGCTAAACCTGCGCCTAAAGCTGTGAAGGTAGAAGTTGAAGTCGAAGAAGTACCAGAGCCTAAAAAGCGTAAAGAAGATAAACCTGTAGTTGCACCTAAGAAAGACTTAAAGTCAATCATGGGTGATTGGACTAACGAGGAATGAACTTACGTGGGTTCAGTTTAAGACTTGTTGAAGCCAACCAAAATGCTGACTCCAATTTAATTGGGGTTCAGCTAGGTAGGTATTGCATTGCTAAAGATATATCGGCAGTTGAAGCTGCCGCTATATTCGGCGTATCAAAGATGACAATCTATCAATGGTTCGTAGGCAATTCAAAACCCCACAAGACTAAAGCTGAAAAAATAAAAAGAGTATTGACTAAGGCTAAGTTCAATAATGGCAAAGACTGATCTACTTGCGGCAGTGCTACCTCCAGATGGAAAAGGTAATTACTGTATCGTAGGTTTAAAACCAGGCGGGTATCCAAAGCAAGAATTTGCAGATACTTTACTGGGAGCTGGGGAGCTTATAGATGATTTATTGAGTCAGGAATTTGATGTTTATTTTGCATGTGCTAAGTACCTTGACCCAAACGAAGGACGAACACAGAAGAATAGCGCGTACTTTAAGAGCTTTTGGATTGACGTTGATTGCGGTGTGGGTAAACCATACGAAGATCAAACTGTTGGGCTTGCAGCGTTAAAGGAATTTTCTAAATCAATAAAGCTACCGTTACCGAGCGTAGTTAATTCTGGTCGTGGCATTCATGCTTACTGGACTTTGAACAAAACTATATCTCGTGATGAATGGTTACCTGTTGCAAAAAGACTTAAAGCCCTGTGCGAAGAACGAGGTTTCGAAGCTGACCCATCACGGACCGCTGAGAGCGCATCTATTCTTAGAGTATCAGAGACTTTAAATTTTAAGCAAGATCCCCCACTTCCTGTTGAGATTTTGCATATCAGCAAGGAGTTAGATTACGATGAGGTTAAAAGAATACTTGGTGTGTTAGTTGCGCCGAGCTATATACCTCGGAATTACAGTGAAGCTGCTAAGATAAACAGAAGTAACACTCAAAGCAGATTCAAAACCATCATGATGAAAACCATTGATGGCAAAGGTTGCAACCAGATTAAATATTTAGTTGAAAACCAAGATGCTTTAGACGAGCCGAAGTGGAGAGCAGTGCTTAGTATCGCTACACATTGTGTAGATAGGGATACTGCAATTCATGCGGTTAGTAAGGGGCACCCCAAATATAACTACGAATCCACAGAGGAGAAGGCAAATGATATTAAAGGCCCATACACATGCGATAAGATGGAGTATTACAACCCTGGACATTGCAAAGATTGTATCAACAAAGGAAAAATCTCCAACCCGATTCAACTCGGCAATGAGATCGCTGCGGCAGAACCAGAAGTTCCGATTATTGAGGAAACTCCAGAAGGAACAAAATCATATGAAGTGCCTACCTTACCTGAACCGTATTTCAGAGGCAAGAACGGCGGCGTATATCGGCTCCCTGCGGAAGAAGATGCGAAGCCTACATTAATATATGAACATGATTTATATGTAGTTAAGTTACTACATGACCCCAAGCGCGGAGACGCAACTTGGATTAGACTACATCTCCCCAAAGATGGTGTGCGTGAATTTGCGCTGCCATTAACTGATGCTCTTACGCCGGAGAGGCTACGTGAGAAACTTGCATTTCACGGAGTTGCTGCCCCTAAGAAGCAGATGGACGGGATTATGTATTACATCATTATGTTCGTTAAAGAACTACAACATAAGACAAAGGTAGAAATTATGAGAACTCAATTTGGTTGGACACACGACAATGCAAAGTTCATTGTTGGTGAGAAGGAAGTCGGTGCAGAGAAAGTTGTTTATAGCCCGCCGTCGCAAGCAACGGGTAGCTTAGC